ACAAATGAATTTTGATTTATGTTCGAGCAACTTTTTTGTCACCATTTTTACCTTATTATAGGGTGACAAAAAGTTGCTAAATCATGTTCGACACAATGTACATTTTATTTTTGTCAGTAACAAAATTTTCCATAAAAAATATGTTTTTACTGCACCGTGGTAACACTCCGTTTTTTAGAGGGTCTTTGTACAAAACTATTTTCAGGAAATCAAAATTGGACATTTTTAAAAATGTCCATTTTCAACGAGCGATGCCATTTCTTTTCTAAGACAAATCAAAAGTATACAAACAAACTACCATAACGGGGGACTTTTAGGTATTCCTATCCAAAACCACCTCTTTGAGAACATTCTTTATAATCTTCTCTTCGAATTTCTTATCTTCTTCCTTGTCATACCCACCGAGAGAGGCTTTGTAATATTTGAAATAATTCTCACAGTCTTCGCTACCAATTTGCTCAACATTTGGTTTAGAACTATCATACCATTTTTGTAACTGTTTATAATTCTTATTCGCAACTTTCTTGACTGCGTGGCGGAGAGATGTCTTGTCGGTGTCCTCTTTTTCCCATTTATCCTCGTTCTTTATGTAGAGCGTTTCGCGCTTCAAGTCCGTACAATGCATAGGACGAGCATGTAATTCCATATCTTTTATGCGTTCTACCATTACCTTAGAAATACCGTCTATAAACCCTATATTGCCTGTTCGTATGAAATCATCCATTGATACTTCGATTGAATTGATGAATTCGTTCATGGTAATCGCATCTTTGCACGTCTCATTCAAGAAGAAATTGAGATTGAACTTGTTATTATTGGTTGTATTGTTGATCGTATTGCCCAGCTTACCGTCTTTCACCGCTTCTAATAACTGGCTATTCTGGTGATGTTGTTGCTCCAATAACAGTTTATTCTGTTGTTGTTGATCGGCCAATTGCTTTGATTGCTCGATCATCAACTCTTTGAAATCTCGGTTTTGCTTTAACAAGTCGAATACCAATGTCATGTCCATCTGTGACGATGATGAGGTATCATGAGGCGTATCGTCACCGAGAGTACAATTTGCCTTATGTTTGCACAGAGATGACATATGTTTGTATGATTTGCCACACTGACAATCGTATTGGGGATTTTTTGGGGAGTTTCCATTAGTATTCATTAGTCTCATATGTTTTGCAGTCCCAATATGTTTGGTATAATCTTTTTTGTTATTGGTATTGTAGCAACATGCATCGCATCTATATTTGTATACATCGATTTGGGGATTTTTCTTAGTCATATTAGTCTTATATTACTAATAGAAAATCCCCTAAATGGTTTTCGGCGCAATATACTTATTTTTCAGATGGTAACACTTATTTTGATATAAAAATGAAATTACTGCATTATGCTAAGACCCGTATTTTTAGAGGGTCTTTTTACAAAACTATTTTCGGGAAATCAAAATTGGACATTTTTAAAATGTCCATTTTCAACGAGCGATGCCATTTCTTTTCTGAGATAAATCAAATATATAATATGAAAGTTCCCACAAGTGGGAACTTTTGTAAAAAATGCCCCCAAACTGACATTCTAAAATAGACAAAAAATTGAAAAAAGAACAATATTGCAGGTCAATCATAGAATATCAGATAAATGTGTTCAGTCACGGATGCGAAATATGCGGCCATTGCAACCACAGAAGCCTATAAATCGGATCTAGCGTATCGTCATGGCTGCATAGCAGTAGTATCTGGTAAAATAGTAGCTAGGGGGTATAACCACTATCGAACAATATCACAAGATGGTCTAATCGGACGGGTAGGATCATGTCATGCAGAAATAGATGTTTTGCGGAAATGCTTGAAAAAGAACATCAAGAAGAAAATATCACTATATGTGGTGAGGTTGTCTGTTAGAGGTACGGAAATAATGCAATCAGACCCCTGTATTGACTGCTATGCCAAAATGCAACAATTCGGCATAAAAAACATAACATACAGCGATCGTAATGGAAATCTACATAAAACGCCCTTGTCTAGTTTTACAGCTACTCATAAATGTAGTGGGTCGATTGCCATCGAAGATATGAAATTGAAACCTCTTGGAATTCCATGAATAGATGGCACTAAAATAAGTATATTTTTATTGCATTTATGTCGTTTTACTCGATACAATCGGGCATATTCGACAAGTATATGAAATTTGTAAAGATGTAATATAATGTATGCAATGGAACGTCATGTAAAAGATTGACGGTTTCTCGTATAAAATCGGTTAGCACTGTATGGCTGCATTCCTCATGCCATTTTAGTTTATGTCCATTATGTTTATCGAGTACAATTGCAAAATGATGATACAACGTTTGTGTTTCACAAGAATGATACCCGTAGATAGTATTACAAATGAGATCTGGATAGTCTTCAAATCTTGTAGCAATATCTGTAATAATATCACTCATGTCATAATAGTCAATCCAATTGGCAATCTTAATCTCAGGATAAATATAAGAAGAAATCTCTCGGCGAATATCAAGAGGCAATTTGCAAAAAGTAGTTAGATCCATGATTGGTTTGGTAAAGTTAGATACAATATAATTAACGAGAGATTATAGATCAATTTTGTAACAAAATATCTCACTATGTTATAAAGCAAATCAATGATTATACATAAAGAACTCGTGAATGGAATTGCCATATATACGGTAAAACATAACTATGGTGCGACAGAAATGGCCTCTAAAATGAATACATATGTTGATAAATCGGACATAAAAGACATTATTGACCATGACGCTGATGTGTTTACAGAAGAAGGAAAATTATTATTACGATTTAGAAAGAATAAGTTAACAAACAAAAAGATAGACGCGTTTTATGACAATATCATAAAATTCGCGAAACTGGTAACAAGCAACCGAGGGAATGCAACTGGAAGTACAAGTCGTAATGTACGTGATAATCCCAAAATAATGTCAAATATATTTGGTTATTTTGACAGATGGTCGCCATCTCAAAAGGTGATTTTTCGTAAGACGGGAATTACCCCAGATGTAACAGTAAGAGAATGTAGATTTAATATGGATCATCCTGAAAAGTACAAGGAAACCATACCATTGATAAAGGAGATAGACGGGTTATATAAAGAGTTGACCCCAGACCACTATAAAGCTCAACGAAAGAAAGCAAACCAGACCCATTTTAAAATACCAGGAACGTCGTTTACTACAATAACGACAAATGTTAATTATCAAACCACAATACATTGTGATAAAGGTGACGATGAAGACGGTTTCGGAAATTTAGCTGTAATTGAAGACGGTAAATATACTGGTGGCGAAACGTGTTTCCCTCAATACGGACTGGGCATAAACGTTCGCGGTGGTGATATGTTGTTTATGGATGTACATCAACCTCATGGCAATTTGCCGATTAAGAAGCTTACCGATGATACGATCCGTTTATCAGTGGTATGTTATCTGAGAAAAAACATATGGCTACGCACAAAGAACAAAACCAGAAAATTCTTTGAAAAGCATAACAAAACAATGAAAAAACTTCGTAAAATGTAAATGTAAAAAATAACATTTCAATGAATATTATTTTTTGGAAATACCACTTAGTCTCTATTTTTCACGGTATTACGAATAGCAAAACGAACACGTTTCTTCGTTTTTGTCTTGTTTGGGAGAGGAACCGACGCAGGTATTTTTTTTAGTTTAAACTCGGTCATACCGGTTTTCTTAGTTGAGATATCACCATACTCGGGATAAGCCGCCTTTAATTTGTTGGATGCTTCTAACATGGGCTTCAATCGATCTTCGAATGTACCCAATCCACCTGACTTACCATAGTATTTGGTTACAAATCCGATACGATTATACCGTAATACAATACCGTCTTCGATAAAATACTTAATTGTACGCTCAACATCCTCTTTCTGACCATTTTCCTCGGTTATTGTCAACCTAATACTTTTCAACTTGGGTCTATTGATTATACCATAGAATGCACCAACAATATAGTTGAGATTGGTAGTCATTTCATTTCTAGCTTCGCGAAAGAAGGGGTTAAATACGGGGTACACGCCCCAGATGAACGACTGCTGTTTTTTACACTCCTTAAATGCGGAATTAAAGAAATAATTAAGTGTTTTTCCCTTGAATTTGGTCGAAATTGATAAATCAATCTTTTCAACATCGTCGTCGAAGAACACAATTTGCTTACCTTCTTTCCATTGTTCCATGATAAACTGACGCTGTGGGACAAGCCCCTTAATACCAATCACCAGTTTATTATACAGTTTTGGATCGAGGACCCTTAAATATTCCTCGTATTCTTCTTTGTTTGCTACATAGACATATACCTTTTTTGGGTCGATTTTGTTCGTCTTTAACATAGTAAGTGTTTTGTCATTACACACCTCAGCACGCTTATAGCTAGGTATACATACGACATATTCTGACATTCTATACACTAACTACATAAAAAACTATAAGGCTAGTTTTGTTATTTACAATACATTGGAAATATGTCGAATTACTCGGTTGTAAAGAGCTTGCACATATTGTTCGCTTCTAAATTGACACTCGGCTTAGTAAATAAGTTCATAATCATATCGTCTGTACGGAAACGAATAGTATAATCTTGTTGAATATTGTTTCTACCAATGCGCCCCATAGCCTGCAATGTCTTCTGTTGTGTCATGTTGGTTAAATCTTTACCTATAAACCCGTGACAGAATTGATAATTTGTGCCATAAATATAATCCGAAGATGCGATGATAATAAACAGACGTTGTTCGTCGGCAAGTTTCTTCATAATTTCCATATAGTGAACATTTGGATTTTCAATAAATACTCCGATGCCGAGCAACAACAATACCTTGTAATTGTTATTGACGTCCAATCCCATGATTTCCTTGGCAGTTTCTTCGCCAATATTTGCTACGAACGCATTTTCGCGAACATCTCCATCGGGAGCCCATCTTGCTTGATGAGGACGTGAATTGGGAACATACATAGGGTCCAAGGCAACCGATCGAATTTTTGCACGGAGTTTGTTAATTTCATTCATCCATGCTTGCGATTCTTTACATAGACGACCACTTTCACGCGTAGCACTCTTATTATCCTTACTGGTCGCATCTGTCTTAGTTTCTTTCGCCTCAATATCATTTTCTAGTTTATCAATTTGGGAAACTATCTCGTTATTTTTCGTGATTTTCGCCAGGATAGTTTGAAATACAGAGGGAGATATATTCGATTGTTGTATGTAAAAGTTTCCGATCTTGTCGACATCATCTGCGAGGAAGATGGTTGGACCATCTGTTAATGTATATGCATCGGCAGTTGTTAGTAATATGCCGCTACTAACCGGTTTCGTGGTTGTTTTCGTGGTAGGTGGTACAAATACACTGGTTGTTCTAGATAATTCGGCTCCTCCGCGCGACGGTTGTTCCACGCTAGTTGTCTTGGTTAATCCGGCGGACTTTGACCCACCATATTTGGAAGTACGTGTAGTCGTAATATATTTGTAGATTGCATGCCAACTAGTAGGATCAATGTGTAATAACAAGTCAATATAGTATTCCTTTAATTTATTCATGGTAATGTTACTAATATCATCTGTAAAATAGGAGTCAATGTTGTAGTTTGGATCAATCAGATTATTACTGTTGATATATTCAACAAATCGAATGATTTCACGAAGATCAAAATACCGAAGGAGGGTCTTGTTCTGATCACAGTATTGCGCACATGTGAGTAAGTCATCGTAGTCTGAATACATGAAATGAGGGAGGACACAGTAACCGGACTTGTCTAATATAGGGATAGACTTCCTACAATCATAACTCGTAATGGTATTAATCTCTGCGTGCTCGAACTTGCATTTGAAATCCGCAAATACTGGCTGTAACTCTTCTTCGCTAGGCAAAGTTGCACAAGACAAGATAACCGTAGGTATTTGGTTATCAACCCAGTTCTTATGAATAGTTGCATGTAGTTCATGGTCGGAATAATCCATGGTAATTGTAGGTTCATCCCAATACGTAATGATCTGCTCAGTAGGATTAAATGCCATCATATAATGCATGGCAGTAATATAAGACTGGACGTCACATATCATAATCTCAACATTATCTCCTACACTATTGTCCACTTTACCAATGCCACCAGATCGCTTATTGCGAGTATAGTCGATGGCCGAAAAGTAATGAAGCCGAATATCCGCAGCACTTTCACAACCGAATGCAAATGCCACCTTCTTTTCCATGGAAATCGCGGATTTAGCTAATGCAAGCCCAACATGTCGGGCAACACATACGAAGATGATACGCTTTGTCTCAGATAACCCAATCGGTGACAATGTTTTTCCAGTACCAGTGGGAGCTGTATAAAGGACTAATCTAGGGATGAATTGTTCGTCTTCGGAGGGAGGTTTGCAAATAGTAAACAGTTGTTTTTGATGTTTAAACAGTGATTTATCACCATATTTTAGTAGATATGAATTCCGTTCAATAAATTCATAAGCATTCGTAATAATTTCGCTAGTTTTTGTAAAAGAATTGGCATAGGAAACAATTGCGTCGACCGCATTCGACAAATGAGTATTAATATTTTTAATCGAGTTTTTTTTTAGTTGCATAATCGTATAAAGATAGAAGGCGTATTTTTGTTTTTTTTTGTATATTTGTTTGAGTAATTCTGTCGCAAGATCCATAAGTAAGAATTCAAATACGAGGTTTTTATTTTCACCAAGAGTGGTATCCAGATTTTGAATTCGGAATTTATCGAGACTTTTCATTGACTTTAATTCGCTTCCATTTGTAGAATGGAATGAAAGTGAACTAAGGGGAGTTCCTTTGCCATACTTGGAAATGTATTTCTCAAGAGTGTCTTCGAAGTATTTTTTGAATAGCAATATCTCGGTGCCTGGTGATTGGTCAATCTTCAAGAAGGAATACAATGATTGATGATTGTTTGTGCGTATATTTACGTCGTGGTAGCCGGAGATGATTAGTTTCAAAATGTCTTTTTCATCTGATGATACAGGTACTTCAATCGTCTCCCATTCAGAGCGTGTTAGTTTGCGTTGAGTTAGATCCATTGTTAATAATTATTATGTGTAGGTGTAGACTACTGTCAGTTGTTATAGCTAATTACAAAGTAATTTAATCAATTTTTTAGAAATCAATATAGACATTTGAAAACGATGTAGATAAGTACGCAAAATGGTAAAATACAATACATTATGCAAGGACATAGAAGAGAGGATCATCCTCGAATGCACTGAAAAGAAAGAAAATACCGAATACTGTGCTATTTTGACGACTATCGTTGAAGACTGTACTAATTTTCGAGATAAGAAACTTACAGCACATTCGAATGCTGATAAAACAGACAAATTACGAAAATGATTTACACAAACTATTGTGTAAAATTGAATTAGAGCGAATACAGTAGTAATGATTACAATTACAATTATTATTACTGTAATGAACCCAACAAGTGAAATGCAAGAAGAACCCACATATACATTATGCGAAAATACTGATTGTGAAAGGTATCCGGATGATGAAGATTTTGATAAGGAAAATGAAGAAGACTATGAACCAACCGGTCAGTGGTTAAAATGTAACTTATGTGATGGATATTTTGATGACAATGGTTTCAACGACTTACTTTTCATAAACGAAAAACCTAATAATAAGGAAGGTCAATGCGATCTATGTGGTAAAGACGATGATATAGTTCAAATGAAGGGAACAGGAGAGTGCCTATGCGGTAATGGGTGCGATGAGGACGAAGATGAAGATGAAGATGAAGAATAAAAACAAACAACGCGTAAAAAGATATAGAATTGTTGAATAGTAGTATATTAGCTAATGTTCAACAAAATATTTAAAACCATTTATCATAAAATCTCATTTGAGGACATACAATTTGCAATTGCAAAACCATCCGAGTTTATCATTATAAACACACTTCCAACCACAAAACAGCATTGTCTGCTCGAAAACACAATATCGTATGAGAAAGAAGAGGACATAGTCAATGACTTATTGAACAATTATGATTTCGATAGTAAAAAGTTTATCATATACGGCGAGAACGCAAATGATGAAACCGTAGACACCAAGTACAACCAAATGGTGGGTCTAGGATTTGTACATGTCTATTTATATAGAGGAGGGTTATTCGAATGGCTTACCTTACAGGATGTATATGGTTCGGACGAGTTCCCTACTACCAGTAAATTTCTTGATATCTTACAATACAAGCCGAAACGAACATTCGTATCCTAGTGACAAGTTTAGACATTGTCTGCTGCGGGAGCATTTTCAAAGACATCTTCTAATTCAATTACGCGATTATCATCGGCAACAGCATCGGTATCTATTATTTTGTCAGCATCCACATAGTTGTATTGAACGCGATCTTTTAGATATGCGGAGTAGAATATATTTTCTTTGGTATTCGCAAGAGCATTTGCATCGACCAGTTTTCCGGCCAGAAACAATACATTCGTCAAGAAGACACTTGATGTCTTTGTGTCCAAATAGTTGTTATAGATAGAGTATCCACTAAATATGGTGTTCGCTAAGAAGCAGAACATTGCAAGATAACTAGCATTTTGATAATTGTGGTCAAGGTTAAGAATATCATGTCTCTTTTTATCTGGCAACAAGAGGAGCGATTCGCCAACTGCCTCGTTATCCGAAGGGAACTCCTTGTTTACGTCTAAGTAATTGATCATCTTGTTCTCACGTTTGACTTCAACCACATAGAGGTAGACAAATGCGATTAGTGTGGCAATATTGATACCTGCATTGGCGCTGTATGTCTGATCGCTCTTAAACATATTATCAGTAAGTCCACACATGGTTTCACCACATTTTTGCGGCACAAACATGACAAGCATGGTTCCCATTAATACACGGTAAAGTTCCAGGACAAATGAAACTGATACATTTACTTTTTGCATGAAATCCTGATCCTTTAATTTCTCATTAATCGTGTGGCAACATTTGGTGGTCTCAACTACTTCCTCTGGGGCATCTGGTTTATTTACCGGCGTGTCAATACTTAGGACGGGATCTGTCTCCATAATCGTATACATAATATGCATATTTTATTTGTTGTATACGTACTTCAAAAAATTGAACTAAACATCCATAGTATTAAGTTAAAACATTTAACAATATAATATTATAATTAATTATAGCATTATACGATGGGACAACCAATCATCATTTCAATTGAAGGCAATATCGGTGCAGGAAAGTCAACAATACTAGAAGAGTTGAAGACTAGAATGGGTTCGGATGACATTAAATTCGTGAAAGAACCGGTTGATATTTGGGATACTATTCGCGATGAAGACGACAAGACCATCCTAGAAAAATTTTACCAAGATCCTAAGAAATATGCTTTCCAATTCCAAGTAATGGCGCTTACCACTCGACTTTCGTTGTTGCGCAGTACTATTCGCGAAAATCCGGATTGTAAGGTAATCATTTGCGAGAGATCGGTTGATGCTGACAAACAGATTTTCGCTAAGATGTTACACAATGATGGTGTTATATCGTATATTGACTACAAGATATACTGCCTATTATCGACAGAACATGCAAGAGATTTTGATATGGATGGATATGTCTACATTAATGCAGACGCAGAGATTTGTCATGAGCGCATAATGAAGCGTTCTAGAAATGGTGAGGGACAGATTGAATTGGACTACCTACAAAAATGTAAGAAATATCATGATGATTGGCTATCTCAATATGAAACATGGGAATGTAACAAAGATGGTATAAATACCCATGTATTAAATTTGAATACGAACGAGGATGTCTCCTATGATCCCAATGACGAAAATGATATGGGCAATAAGTGGATAAGTGAAATTGAAAAGTTCATTAACTATATTATGGTCGCAAAACATACTAAGTAATTACCTACTTACCTACTTACCTACTTACCTACTTACCTAATTAAATTTCACGATAATTTTAACACTTTCTTTTTTTATGCACTTGCACGCAGATACAGACAACTCCTCGCGACGTTTCCTTGTTTTTGAATTGGCTGACTGGACAATTGGTTCTTCTTCCGTTGGCGTACGGCGTTTTGTAGTACTATTACGCTTGTTCATATCATTCTCAATAACGTCGTAATTATTTTTAATATATTCTATAATATCATTCTCGATGGCCCATTTGAAAAAGTTCAACTGACCAATTGTGGTCTCCATCTGTTTTTCATTATCGTATGGGATAGATACGCGATCCCATCTACAAAACGGGTCAAACCGTTTTTTCGAATAGGCTTTTAATTTAAGTTTGTAATCGTTATACACCTTAAATCGAGTTAATGTCTGCATGTTCTCATCGCCATATGTTTGTTCGTACACTGTATAATATTTCTTGGCATAATTTGTTACAAACCAGTCCACAATACGCAATGATATTTTTGAAACACCATTGATAATATTAATCATTTTATTGAGATTTTCTCGATTGTCATAGAATTCCATTAAACTGGATAATAATAGATTGTTTTGAGTATTTAATGTGTTTGATCGTGACATTTATTGTGTATACATGAAAATGTTTATGCACTTTTTACATAAATATTTAAATCTTCCATCGATTTAGTGGAAAATGATATAATCTTGATAGATACTAGATTACACTATGATAGATAACAACCCTAAATGGAAGGTATGGATGCATGAAATGTTACAGCAAGAGTATGATGACTGCATGATAAATATAGTGGTACGCAAAATCGCCGAAGACGCATTTAATTCAATAAAAATATACAATTGTGATAATGCCATTTATACGGCAAGCATAGTTCAGAGTTTGATTATGACAGTTGGTGATAGTTTGGATGGATCAAATAAACGGGCGACCAATTATTACACTGTAAATCACGATAATGGAGCAAAAACGTATATATTGATAGAAGCAACAAACCAAATTAACATAAATTGCTCCGAATGGTTAAATCGTATGGGTTTATCTCAAAATAAGAACCGCCTATGTGTGTACTTTTCGGTGGTAAGTCCGGATAACGATGTTGCTTCTGAGTTTTGTCTTGATCTAATGTTAAAAAATACATTCAGTAAAATAGAACATTTGCACAAAGTTACTCATGATAGTACATGTAATTCGTAATTTATCCTGGTTTCTTTTCCTTCAATATACTAGATACATGACGTATATCATAGAGGTCATTATGAAAGCATTAGAACAACTACTCGTCTCTAACATGGGAATTGACGAATATCTCAAAGAATATGAGTCTGAATGTACGATCGATTATGATACTCCACTGTATCGTGACGATAATCAGGCTTGATATAGTAAGTTTGAAGTTTATTTGAATTTTTGAATTTCAAATAAAGTTTATGGCGGGAAACATCAGGAAGAAACTGCGTCTAATTCGGGAATTGTATTTTCATCATAATTAGTAAAACAATTTACGCGCGTAACGATTAGCGAAAGCTTATATTTTGGGTTAATAACCTTTGAATAATTGCGTATCCGTAGTGTATATGACATGTGGACGTGGAAATGATCTATATTACAAATGATGATATTCAAAAATAACCCGCTATATCCAGTAATGTAATATTCTATATGTATTTTTTTATTTTCAAAAATCATATTTGCCATCACTTGCAATAAACGAAATTTGATATCTAAATATTGATTTTTCTTCTCAAATCGCGTAGTTTTCATACATCTTGTGGATAATTGGTCTAATTCTTGCTCGGAAAAGGGTATATTATAGTTTTTATCTTTGAAATAAATGTATTTCAGTAAATAATGACATACACAATCGGATAAACGACGAATGGGTGATGTAAAATGACAATATTCAGGCATCCCAACCAAATCGTGTGATGCTATGTTAGCCATATAATCAGCACGAATGCCATTAGTTATTATTTCCTGTAACAATTCTTCGCCGGATATTTCATTATACACGGTTTGTAACCATTCATTCGCATTACAAGTTCTAAAAATACCCGTGTTTAAATTTATTTTCAAATATTCGCCTACAAAGGAGTTCGCAAAAATAGCAAATTCGGCAATCATTTGTTTCATCAATCGTTCTTGCATTGTATCTTCGTATAGATATACGTGATTATCTTCATATATAGGGTATGCAGTGGAAACTTGATTTAATTTGATACCTTTTGTTTTTAAGGAACGTTTTGATTTTAATGACTCGCTTATTTTCAATCCTATATTAAACGCATTCATTTCGTCGCAAACGACCGACGCACTATTATAGCTAAATGCGTTCCCCTTTTTTACAAAAATGGTGGTAAATAATAATTTGATTTCATTAATAGGTTCGTATGTGGTTGAATTTATTTCTGATAATACGGTTATTGCGTTTTTGGTATTACCTTCTTTTGTCCCTTGCAAACTAGATAATTCCAACACTTGATTGGGCATCATGTGAATTGGGGCACGATTTGATGGATACTTGGTTGTTGTTCTCAATACTATATCTTTCCATAAATTCGATTGTAAATCTATATATTCAGTTGGGTCAGCAATATGGATTGCGAAATATAATTTATCGTTTTCACTGTATATAGAAAATGCATCATCTGCGTCCTTACATCCGATTGGGTCTATACTATACGTTTCATATGAGGTCATATCTACTCGTTCGGTTTTTGTAATAGAATAGGGGTGATT